CTCTAGACCCGCAGGTACAACGAGTCCTGGATCAGGTTATACACCAGGCGGTGATTCTTATAAAAATTACAGTGATAAAGATCAGCAAACAATGTTTAACCAAGCTGGTAGTAAAGATAAGTTTTTAAATCAAGTTGCTAATATTGAACAAAAATACAATCGCTCCGCAGACGTACAAAATTATTTAAACAAAGCCAGACAATTTCAAAATGCACAGTTATTAGGTGCAACACCTTCTAACACAGGTGGCATTGAACGTTTAAACTTTACAACACCCGGTATGCCTGTGATGCGTGACGCTCAAGGTAGACAAATGTTGTCCATGATGCGACCTGAACTGACAGCGCAAGCACCTACCACAGCACAATTCTTTGGTGATATGGCTGGTGGTGTTAGTAATCTTTTAGGTGCTGCAGGTGAATTTATTACAGGCGGTGGAGCGCTCGGTAGAATACTTGACTCGGTAAAAACAAAATTTTCAGAAGGCAAAGACTTTGTTCAAAGTGCCTTTAATCCTGGAGATATTAATCAACGAGTGAATGCATTGAATCCTGAACAACAAAGAATTTATGCGATGTATATGAACCAAGGTATGCCTTATCAACAAGCGTTTCAAATGGCTTCAGGCCAACAATTTGCTAGCGGAGGTATTGCTACACTTAATTAGTAGGATCGAATATGTCTACTATTTCTTCTATCATTCCTCTGGGAATCACGGTCGACCGACCAAACTCTTTTGACTCTGGTATAAAGTCTGCGATTAAAGTAACAGATTTTTTTGATTGTTTTAGGAGTAATCCATAACTATGGACCAGGGCCACATCTTCAAGCTTTTCGATATCCTCTTTATCATACCACCCGGACGGATGTTCAACGGTATCGAGCCACGAAACACGGACCAATTTCAAATTGCTCCAATTCATGTAAATCACTATATATATTATTCTACACAAATTAAATCTAAAACCGTCCGAAAACAACAAAATCGGTTTACATATTTACAATATAGTAAAAAGATATATATATCGCGGGTTCCCTCTGTAAATAAGTTGTCATCTCGTTGTAAACGGATCGCTTTTGGTTTACACAATTTGTTGAAAAATAAGGCTTTTTGGAGGGTCTTCACTTAAAAAATGGAAAAAACTACATCAAAAAAACAGGTAAAAATGCTTGAATTGACCCCAAAACAGCAGAAATTTGTCGATATTTTCATCGAAAAAGGGCATTTGCAGAGTGCAAAACAGTGCGCAATTGATGCTGGATACGCTGAAAGTGGTGCTACTGTCAACGCAAGCCAGTTACAAAACCCTAAATACTACCCACATGTTGTTGCAGAAATGGATAGAAGACGTGCCGAGTTGGCCCGTAGATACTCCATTACTTACAAATCACATGTGCAAAAACTAGCCGAACTCAGAGACTCAGCTGAAGCAGCTGGTAATTACACAGGAGCTATTGCTGCCGAAAAGTACCGAGGTATGGTGGCTGGCTTATATATTGACAGAAAAGAAATTATGCATGGCACGATTGATCAAATGTCGGTAGGAGAGGTAGAGGATAAATTAATTGAACTTAGAAAAAAACTATCCATTCAAGGAGACTATGAAGTTATTGAACAAGACGCATCTGAAGGGTCACTTATCGGAGAGCATTGCGATGACTTACCTACTGAAGAAGGGGAATTTAGTCTTCAAGACGATACATGATACTGGTTGCGTAGATATTGTTGCCATTGATAAACGTGGAAAAGTACATTTGTATGATGTTAAAACAGCTGCGAAATATCTAAATGGTAAGAAAAAAGGAAGACAAATTAATAGAATATTAACTCCACTACAAAAGAAACTTAGAGTTGAGTTATTGATGGTGGACTTAGATGAAGAAAGGTGCTGGGTAATTAAACATGGCGGAAGAGAAGAATCTCTGGAAACAACTAAAAAATAACACTAAATCAATAATTTGGACTAGAATTGAAAGCTCTACAGGTTTGGGTATTCCTGATCTGTTTGGATATTGGAAAAGGGGCTTTTGGTTAGAGTTAAAGATAATAACCAATAATAAACTTAACTTCTCAGCACATCAAATTGCGTGGATTCACAGGCATTATTCTGCTGGCTGTCCTGTATTCGTACTTGCCAAAGACCCTCTTTCGAAGGGGATCAAATTATTCTCAGGGTCCATTGTCCGTGATCCCGTCTCCATTAGCGATAAGTCTCCATTATGTTCCATTGACCGGGGTTCCAGGTCCCAGAGCTGGGATCTCCTGCTGCACTTACTGGCTGCCTGGACTCCTGATGGTAGCTCCAGTACAAAGCTCCATTAGTCTCCATTCCGATGGCCACAACCCATTACCCCTTATTAAGAAAGCTGTGCAGCCAGTCCCGCCAGGATGGCTGTGATGGTTGACAGCAGGAGTACATTGTGCTACTGGATAGATCTTCCTTCTTTGTTTAGTTAGCCAAACATTAAACAAAACGGTGAGTCGAAGTCCTCGGCTCACCACCCTTTTTCCATTTTCCATTCTCCATTCATATCCACACCTTTATACTACCTCTATATACAGGTCCTGAGCTGTGTCCAGTCCCGGCAGTTGTCCTGACAGCAGGAGTTTAGAAAAGTTTTCTTTTACCTCTTGACATCCTAACTAATTAGGACTATATATATATTAAGGTATGTGTCTCCCGATCCACACTGCTTGGTTAGTAAAGAAATCAAGAACAACAGGCGGGACATCACTTAATCCCTGTGGCAAGTGGAGGATGCGCAGGGAGCCTTAAACAAAGGAGAAAGAAAATGAATTACCATTTCAAGCACATCGAATACCGATTATTATTTCAACACGGCTGGGACCGTTGTCCCTGGTTTGTGAGCTGGAAGGAGAAGCCTGATGCCAGTTGAGTTTAAACAAGACTCCATCAAGGAATGGATCACAAGCAACCTGGATGAGAGTACCATTGCTGATGTTGTCCTGAACGGATGCCAGGGGGGCACGATCCCCGAGCTGATATACTATGCAGACACGAATGCATTTTATGAAAAGTACCAAGAGGAGATTTGGCAAATGTTGTGGGACTCGTACTCTGACTGTGGTTCCGATTCTATTCTCCATTTTATAGAAACCTTTAACGGATCCAGTGACGTGGCATCAGACTTGCAGTTTAGAAACCTGCTGGCGTGGTACGCTGCGGAAGAAGTGTGTCGCCAGATCATGGGTGATAAAGAATCGAAGGAGTGTTTCGATGAAATAAGCACAGCTCTCCATCAAGAAAGGGCAGCTGAGTAGTGCCTGCCTTTCTCGCATATTTTGGGATCGCCTGCATGGCTGTCGTTGTGCTGGCGTTTTCCATTTCAAGAATCCCCTTTGGAGTTGGAAGCACCTTCACTCTGTTGATTGTAGTTGGGTTCTGGCTGCTGGTCTACAAAGCAGGGTTCTTCGTCCTGTCAGCCGTTCTCCATTTTCCATTCGCCTCTAACCCTTAGGGTATACCTTATAGTATAGTAGTGAGCTGCTACGGCCCGTGATCCTGACAGCACGACCTGTGTAGCTTGAAAAAAGTTATCCACAACTTAATTAAATAATTACTTGCAATTAGTTAGGATATCACTATATTAAATACATGAGCATGCGTTATGTAAGATTAAATCTTCACCTAGCTAGGTTGTATGTTCTAGGTGTGGTCTTATTGTCGGCTAGCAATACAGCGTGTAATAATCTGACCACACCACAAAAGCCAAAGGAGGCAACATGAACAAGAAGAAGGAAATAGACAAGTTAGTAAGACTAACAATACTAAACAACTTCATTAGTTCGAAGTTGAAAGAACAAAAGATAATAGTTAAATCTTTTGTCGGTGAGGAAAAAGTCCTCAAAGGTCTTGACCACAAGATGAATGTTATCAGACGAGAATATAAAAAGTTTGATAGTGTGCGTTTCAAGGTTGAGCAACCTTTAATGTACAATCAGTACAAAACTCAAATCGTTGAGAGTGTCGAACTCAAGCCGATTGTTGATCACGATCAAGAGAGCGAACTCTTAACAGAGAACTTTCCC